GCGGATGTCGGTGGATTCGATATCGAAGTCGGCGAACACTTCCCGGATGTCTGGATGGTCGTTCAGTGTCACGATCGCCTTGCCCTTCAAACCGCGCAGCGTGTCGGCCAGACGCTCGTACTCGGCGAACTCGAACGGCACGCCGTAGCCCTCGGTCTTCCAATAGGGCGGATCCACGAAGAAAAACGTGTGCGCCCGGTCGTAGCGCGTCATGCAGTCACGCCAGCCCAGATTTTCGATGTAGGCATTGGCCAGCCGCAGGTGCGCCGCCGATAGGGTTTCCTCAATGCGAAGCAAGTTAATCCCTGGCGGCGCGGTGGTGGCCGTGCCGTAGGTCTGCCCCTCGACCCGACCACCGAACGCCGACTGTTGCAGGTAGTAGAACTTGGCTGCGCGCTGGATGTCGGTCAGCGTCTCGCCCGGCGTGTCCTGTAGCCACTTGAACACTTGACGGCTCGACAGCATCCATTTGAATTGCCGCACGAATTCCTCCAGGTGATTCTTGGCCACGCGGTACAGGTTAATCAGATCGCCGTTCACATCGTTGAGCACTTCGACGTCCGCAGCACGCGGGCGCATGAAGAACATGGCGGCACCGCCAGCGAAGGGCTCGACGTAGCAGGTGTGGGGCGGGAAGTAAGGCAGGAGTTTTTCCGCTAGGCGGCGTTTGCCGCCTAGCCAGGGGATGATCGGTGCTGCTTGCATTGGCTGCTCCAGTGATTGACGGTCAGGGTCGAACATTCGGCGCGGTCGGCTCCGAGGTTTCCTCGGTGATGACATAGGGTTCAAACCGGATCACTTCGTCACCGATCCAGTCATTGATTTCCATGAACCGGGTTTGCAGGGGGCGCAATTCATTTCTGGCGAACACCTGGGCTGCCGGGCCTATCGCCCCGAACCCGCCGACGTTGTTAGGCACGATGCCCATCAGCTGTGGCGGCACTCGGTGGGCGGCAAGGATGTCGTCGCGCGTGACGCTCTTGATATTCAGGAATTCATCCTTGGCGGTCACTTCGCTCAGCGGGATGACCTGAATCCCGTCTTTGTTGCCGCCTGGGGCGTACATGAAGAGATTGCGGAAGTTGCCCGGCCCCTTGCTTTCGCGCATGGCCTTGCGCAGCGCGTCGATGTCTGCCTTGTCATGCGCCGGGTCGCTGATGTAGAGGATGTAGCCAGCATGAGATCCGTTCTTGTAGTACTTGCGCCGAAATAGCGTGGCGGATTCATTGAGCCAAGCCGAATGCAACGCGGCCAGGTACTCTGGCAGCCCGTAGATTTCCTGGTTGATGTCCGGTTCGCGCAGGTGAAACACGGTACCAGCGCGGAACTCGTGTTCCTGCTGCCAGCCCCGCACGAAAAAATACTGATCAAGATCCGTGCCGCGCCGGGTGTACTTTGCCAGGCTTGGCACAAGTCGCAAGGGGGTGCGCCCGATGCTCTCGATGCGCTCAAGGTAGGCGTTGCCGAATACCAGAAAATCCAGCGCCGCGCGCGAGAATGCCTCGCGCGACAGCAACTTGTGCGGGATGAATGTAGAGGCCAATACGTTACGCTTGGTGTAAATCGCGGAACTGTGATGCGGGTTGGATCGGAACGATTTGGCCAGGCCGTCCAGGCTGATGGGCGGTTCGTACCAGCGGCCGTTCGACCATGCTTCGATGTAGTCCAGTATCTCGCTGCGGCTGAGCACGGACTCCGGCTCTCCGAAGGTGAACACCTCGACCTGCGGGGCGGCGGTGGCGGGTTGCGTCATCAGAAAATCTCCATAAGGTTGCTGTTGGCACCGGTGCGGCCCTCAAGCGGTTCGTTATCCAGTGCATGCATGCACGCCCATGCGAGGTCGCCGTGCCCGGTTTCCTCACTGCGTGTGGCGTCGTAGGTGACTTGGCGGCGGCTTTGTGTCAGCACCTTGCGCACGCTCATGAAGGCGTGCGCAAGGTTTATCCATCCGGCGTCGAATTCCAGGCGGCCGGACGTGATCACATCCTTGGCTTTGAGCACAAGGCGGGTTTTCACCTCGATCGAATAGCTGTAGGCTTGCACGCCGGGGAAGAACTGGCGCACGAGTTGCAATACGCCTTGTCCCAAGCCGCTGGCGTCGATGCCGATATGCTCGACGTTGTATTTCAGCGTGAACTGCCGGATGGATTCGGCCTGGGCGGCAAAGTCCAGGCCGCGATACTGGTGGCGTTCGAGTACGCGGAATTTGCCGCCCGCAGTCAATGGCGGCGCGACCACCGCCAGACCAGCGCTGTCGCCCGTGTGCGATGGGTCGTAACCAATCCACACGGGCCTATCGCCAAACGGCCGCGCCGCAAACGGCTTGAAATCACGCCATGCTTCCCAGGAATCGACCATGCACCGCTGCATGTCGGCCAGTGGGAACACTGATGCTGTATCGTCGATGAACTGGCACATCAGCAGGTTGTCGAACTGATCCGGGCTGTACTCGTAATTGCGCAGCTCATCAATGTCGAACAAGTTGCAGCCGCCGCGCTCGGCGTCCACGATGGTCACGATTTGACGCCAGATGTTGTCAGCGCCCAAGCGGCCATCGGCCAGTGCCGTATGGCCGACGTCGATGATCCGTTTTTCCGACTTCTGCCGTCTGCGGTTGAACAACTCGCCCGTCCAGAACGGATAGGCTTCGTGGCTCATGCTGCTGGGCGTTGAAAAGTAGGTTTTGCGCCACTTTTTATGCAGCGCCATGCCGCTGGCCACTTTGTTCAATTCCTGGAATTTTTGTGTCCAGAAGAATTCGTCAAAGTAGAAATTGCCGTGATAGCCCTGTGCCGTGCGGGCGTTGGTACCCAGAAAATGCAGGTGCGCGCCGTTCCACAGCACAATGGGATCGCCCTTCAGATCGACGTCCGCCGCCTCGCGCGCAAATTGCACGATGTACTGCTTGAACACGTGGGCCTGGGCCTTGCTGGCCGACAGGAAGATCTGATTGCGGCCGGTTTCCACGGCATCGACCAGCGCCTCGCGCGCGAAGTACCACGTAGCGCCGATCTGGCGGCTCTTGAGAATTGCACGCGTGCGCTGATGGCCGTTGCGATACCAGACTTTCTGATAATCAAACAACGTTTCGCGGAAGGCGTCGAGCAGTTTTTCAATCTGGCCCTCGTTGAATTCGTTGCGCGCAGGCCGACGTTTTGGGCCCGCATTACGCGCCTCGATGGCTGGATTGAGATCAGCTTCGTTGCCGCTGACGCTGTATCGCCGCACGCGCGCCAAGCGCTCAATTTGCCTGCCGAGCAGGTCGATTTCCTTGTAATCGCTGCCAGTCTTGACGTTCTTGACCACCAGCTGCACCAGCCGCGCCTCAATCGCCTGCTCGGTTCTGTCAATGACCGGCGTTTCTTCCCACTTGTCGCGCGCCTTCCAGCTCGTTACGGTGGTGCGGCTTTCCCCCAGGCGCTCGGCGATGGACGAAACGCGCCATCCCTGGAAGTAGAGAAAGCGCGCCAGACGGCGGTGATCGTGAACGGGCGGCGGGGATTGAACCATGCCCGAATTGTCCGCATCTGCCGCCGACATTTGCGGGAACACTTGGGTAATGCCGCGCATTCGCGGCACAAACGATTGAGATCACCGCTAGCCGCCGCGAACATCCGGGTTGACGATAGATGCGCACCCCCGGAGTCTCGCCCATGCCCACCCAAACCAATCAGAAACCCAAGAAATTCACGTCGAAACTGTTCCGCGTCGCCACCGAAGGCGCGACAACCGATGGCCGCCAGATTGAGCGCGCGTGGATTGCGCAGATGGCGGCCAGCTACAACCCCGCCACCTACGGCGCGCGCGTCTGGATTGAGCACATCCGCGGCATTGCACCCGACAGCACGTTTCGCGCCTACGGTGACGTCATTGCCTTGGAGGCACGCGAAGTCGAAGACAAGAAGCTGGCATTGTTTGCCCGCATTGATCCCACGCCCGAATTGATCGAACTGACCAAGAGCCGACAAAAGATTTACACGTCGCTCGAAATCAATCCCCGATTCGCGGATACCGGGCAAGCATATCTGGTGGGTCTTGCCGTTACCGACAGCCCAGCGTCGCTGGGAACGGACGTTCTGGCATTTGCGCAGAAGAATCCGCAGGCATCCCCGTTTGCCGCCCGCAAGCAAGACGCCGACAACCTGTTTTCCGAAGGCGTGGAAGTCGTACTCGAATTTGACGAAGAGGAAAGCGGCGGATCGGGGCTGCTCGACCGCGTGCGCGCTGCCTTGAAGAAGTTTTCGGCCTCTGAGCGCGCCGCCAGCGCCGATGCGCGCACCGAGATCGGTCAAGCCATTGAAGAAGTCGCCGCTGATGTGTCCGAGTTGCACAAATATCGCGCGGCGCTGGATGGCGACATCAAAAGCCTTTCCGAACAAATCAAGACGCTGGAATCCAACATCCAGCAGCTGGGACAGCGCATCGACACCACGCCTGGCAAATACACACAGCGCCCGCCCGCCACGGGCGGCGATGGTCGCATCCTGACCGACGTCTGAACCGCTTTTTACCTGGAGTTTGAACATGCACCGAGATACCCGCCTCGCCTACAACGAGTACCTGGCGCAAGTCGCCAAGGTCAACGGCGTAGACAGCGCAACCGAACAATTCGCGGTCGATCCATCCATACAGCAGCGCCTAGAAAAACGCCTCCAAGAATCCAGCGATTTTCTGGGCCGCGTCAACATCATGGGCGTGCGCGAAGCCCAGGGCGAAAAGCTCGGGCTGGGCATCGGCAGCACGGTCGCCAGCACGACTGACACGACCGTTGCCGACCGCCAGACATCCGACCCGACGACGCTCGACAGCCAGGGCTACCACGCGACGCAGACGAACTACGACACGCATGTGCGCTACGCCAAGATCGACGCCTGGGCGAAATTTCCAGACTTCCAGGCGCGCATGCGCGACGTCATCCTGCAACGTCAGGCGCTTGATCGCATCCTGGTCGGCTTTAACGGCACGAGCCGCGCCGTCACGTCCGACCGTACCGCCAACCCGTTGCTTCAGGACGTCAACAAGGGCTGGCTGCAACACTACCGGGATCAAGCGCCGCAGCGCACCATGACCGAGGGCGCACCGGGCTCCGGCAAGATCAAGATCGGCAGCGCTGGCGACTACAAAAACATGGATGCCTTGGTGTATGACAGCGTCGCCAATCTCGTCGATCCGTGGCACCGCGAAAACCCGAGCTTGGTCGCATTGGTATCGCGGGGGCTGCTGCACGAGAAATATTTCACCCTGGTCAATGCCGACCAGGAGCCGACCGAGCAGCTGGCCGCGCAAGTCATCATGAGCCAGAAGCGTCTGGGCGGCCTGCAAGCCGTTGCCGTACCGTTCTTTCCGACCAACACCATCCTGATCACCCCCTTGGACAACCTGTCGATCTACTACCAGACGGGCGGCCGACGTCGGCACATCATCGACAACCCCAAGCGCGACCGCATCGAGAACTACGAGAGCAGCAACGATGCGTACGTCGTCGAGGACTTCGGCGCGGGTTGCTTGCTTGAAAACATCGAGGTGCTGTAATGGCCAGCCCAGCCCAACGCCACTATGAACGCGTGATGGCGGGCAAGGCGTCGGCGGCTGCGCCCGGCGCCGATCAGGCCGCCCGCACTGCGTACGAACTCATGCTCGCCAAGCTGCATACGGATCGCGCGCGTCTGCGCGATGTTCAGTCCATTGAACGCAAGGTTGCCGTCAAGCGCGAACTGCTGCCCGAGTACGACGCTTGGGTCACGGGCGCGTTGGCAACAGGCACAGGCGGTCAAGACGACGTGCTCATGACGCTGCTGGTCTGGTACATCGACGTGGGCGAGTATTCCCGCGCGCTTGATATCGCGCAATACGCGCTACGCCACAATCTGGCGATGCCCGACCAATACGACCGCACGCTGCCCACCGTGTTGGCCGACGAAATCGGCGATGCCGCGCTTGCGGCGCAGCGCGACAAGGGCGAGTTCTCTGCCGACGTGCTGCTGCGTACGCTCGACATGACTGCACAAGCCGACATGCCGGATCCGGCGCGCGCCAAGATCCACAAGGCGGCGGGCGTCGCCCTGCGCACCGTCGATCCCGCACAGGCGCTTACGCACCTGCGCCGCGCCCTCGAATTGCACGAAGGCGCTGGCGTCAAGCGAGACATCGCCGCGCTCGAAACCGAACTGAAAAAGGCGGGCGAAGCCGCCCCGTAACGAGCCCTCGCGCATGGCGGCGCGTGCGTCTGGCTGCGGGAAACCCAACGCCTGACGCACGCCCACCGCCACCTGGAGCCGTCCATGAGTTTCATTGCCACGCCGCCGCCGCAACACACATGGGCCGAGCCCGAACCCGCCCATGAGATTCCCAACGATGGGTTTTTCCCATCTGTGGATCCTGCGGATGTGCGCAACACGATCAGGGTCAACGGCACTGTTACAGAAGCGCGCCTGATCGAATCCGTGCACGACGCCATCGCCGCCGTCAACCGCGAATTGTCCGCGTGGCGCATGGTGCAAATTGACCATGGCTGTATGACGCTCGACGCCGTGCCCGCTGCCCAGGTCGGTGGCGCTAGCGTGCTGATACACCACTATCGCCGCGCCGTTTATCAACTTGCCAACGCCGATCTGATCGAGCGTTACCGCGATTTCGACACGACGGCCGCAGGCGAAAAACGCGCCCAGGATTTGGATGGTGTCATTGAAGAATCCCGGCGCAACGCCCGGTGGGCCGTGCTCGACATCCTTGGCTTGCCTCACCTGACCGTGGAGTTGATCTGATGCTGGTACGCGCGCAACAAGGGGACACACTGGACGCCTTGTGCTGGCGTCACCTGGGCGCTACGCAAGACGTGGTTGAGCAGGCGCTTGAGCGCAATCCCGGCCTGGCCGATTTCGGCCCGGTATTGCCGCACGCAACGCTGGTGGATCTGCCGGATCGTCCGGTTAGTGCGCCGGTCGTTCCTACGGTTCACCTGTGGGAGTAACGGGAACATGCACACATCCATTCATTCGAGGAACACCATGGAACCAAGTACCACCGGCACCAGCTGGGCCGCCATCAAGATTGCTGCTGGATTCGGTGTGCCTGCCATGCTCGCGGCCCTGCTCGGGCTGCTGATCCTGCCGCCGCGCACGGTACGCGAATTCACCGTGCGCATCTGCACGACCGTGATCTGTTCATTCATTTTCGGCCCGCTGCTGGTGGCGTTGCTGGCGGTCTGGATGCCTGGATTGCTGGACACGGCCAACCGCCTGGCCGAGCACTCCGGCATTTCCGGCTTTCCCCAGCTCGGCATGTTCTATCTGCTCGGGCCGTGCATGTTGATCGCGGGTCTGCCGTCGTGGTGGGTATTGGGCGCATACATGCGCTGGATGTCCCGTCTGCAAGACGAGGATGCCATGGATTGGCTGTCTGATGTTTTCCGTGCGTTTCGCAGTGGAGCGCGCTGATGCAGCGCGTCATGATCCAGCGCGAACCCTGCACGGACGAAGGCACCTTCGGCGTGCTCACGCTCGAATCCGGCTGGACGTGCCATACGCTGGAACTGCCTTGGCGCGAGAACCGCCACCGTGTGTCGTGCATCCCCGCTGGCATCTACCGTGCAGTGGATCACGTATCGCCGAAATTTGGCCGCACCCGCTGGATACAGGACGTGCCCGAGCGCTCCGACATTCTGATCCATGCCGGGAACCTTGCGGGCGACACCAGTAAAAAGCTGCGCACGGACGTTGCTGGCTGCATTTTGGTGGGCACATATCGCGGCGTCTTGCAGGGTCAGGCTGCCGTGCTGTCCAGCAAGTTGGCGCTCAAGGAATTGTTGCAGCGTCTTGGGCGCGATCCGATTGAGTTGGAGATCCGCGATGCTTAGCTGGGTATTTGCCGCGCTGCCCTACGTTCGCCGCATCCTGCCCATGGTGTTGCCTGCCGTCTTTGCGGCTGGCGTCGCGTCCTACCTGCTGATCAAACACTGCCGGGCGCAACTGTCCATCGTCAAACTCGAACACCAGACGGCTATCGAAACATCGCGGCGACAAGCGGCAGACGCGGCGCTGGCCGCCGCCGAGCAGGCGCGCCAAGTCGAGCAGGTCAAGATCAGAGCCCTGGAGAAAGAACGTGAAAGCTATGTCGATGCGCTCGCCACAGCGCGCGCTGCCCTGGATGATTCTCGCAGGCAGTCTGGTCGGCTGCGCGACGCCATCGCCGCCGAGCGTCGTCGCGCCGCCGCACTTGCCGTCGCCTCCGGCAGAGATCCTGCAAGCTCCGCAACCCCCTGGGTGGTACTCGAAGAATGCCGCCGAGAATATGCAACGTTGGCAGCAGATGCTGATGAACTCAACAACCGGCTCCGACTCGCCATCGGCTATGCCAGAGCCGTGACTGCGGAATAGACGATGCTCAAGCCCGGACACCTGCGCCACCATCTCACCGAAGCGAACCCGGCGCTTCGCCGCAACCCTGATCGTCTGCACGTCTTCGCAGATCGTGGGCGTGTTGTATCCACCGGGGCCAGCAGCTTGAGCTTCGAGTACCAGTACACGCTGAATATCATCGTCACTGAATATGCGGGCCACGCGGATGCAATCATCGTGCCGCTGCTAGCCTGGATCCGCGTTCATCAGCCTGACCTGATGCTCAACGATGCGCGGCGCAAGGATGGTTTTCGGTTCGACGTCGAATTTCTGAATCAGCAAGCCGTTGACCTGTCCATCGAAATTGATCTCACCGAGCGCGTGATCGTTTCCCGCGACGACCATGGGCGGCTCGCTGCCGCGCATGTCAGCGAGCCCCCAGACCCAAACTTTCCATTGATTCCGGAAGATCTCGAACTCTGGGCGCGCGATGAACTGCTCGCAAAATGGCGCATCGAGGCAGCAATATGAACGGTCTGGAAGCAATTGAGTCGTGGGCGGGCGCGCTGTTGGTCAAGCTCTCGCCTGCGCAGCGTGCAGCCGTTGCGCGCAAAACCGGCATGGCCTTGCGCCGCGCACAAAGCCGACGCATTGCCGCGCAGCGCGCGCCGGACGGGAGCGCCTACGCGCTGCGGGCAAAATCCAGCGGCCGCTTCCGACAAAAGGCTGGCACCATCAAACGCCGCTCCATGTTCGCCAAATTGCGCACGACACGGTTCATGAAAATCGAGACAAGCGCGCAAGCGGTCGGCGTCGGTTTTCTCGGTCGCGCCGCAAAAATCGCCCGCACACACCAGTATGGCGCGCGCAGAACCTCGCGCCGCACGGGGCGCACCTACGTTACGCCGAAGCGCGAACTGCTTGGCTTTAGCGACCACGATCTGAAAATCGTGCGCGACACATTGATCGAACACCTGTCCGGCACATAGACGAAGCGGTAATGCGCGGCATCCGCGTTGGGCAATGCTGCGCATTACCGTCCCGAGAGGCACCATCAAGGTATGAACAGCGAAGCGGAAATTCTCAGGCGGATCGCCAACATGATACGGCCCGGTTGCGTGCAAGACGTCAGGCACGCCCGGCCTGCGCGCGTGCGCGTTGCCACGGGCGATCTCGTCACAGACTGGTTGCCGTGGATCGAGGTGCGCGCGGGCGCAACGGTCACGTGGAATCCTCCCACTGTTGGCGAGCAGTGCGTTGTTTTCGCGCCGGATGGCGACCTGGTCGCTGGCATCGTCCTGGTTGGCATGTATCAGAATGACCGCCCATCCCCAAGCGAAGCCCCCAATGAGTGGGTTGCGCAGTTTCCAGATGGCGCAACCGTTGTCTACGACCACAGCGCCAGCAGACTGACGGTGACTGGCATCAAGACGGGTCTTATCGTCGCCAGTGATACGTTCACGCTGCGCTGCCCGAACATCACGCTGGACGGAAAGACCACGGTGACTGATCTGCTTACCTATCTGGCCGGCATGAGC